CCCCACTCGGCATCATAAGAATAACCCTCAGCCATCTTCACGACAAAGCCTGCCCGCTCCTGTTTCAACAACTCGCGTAAAGCGGGTCGATAACCAGGATAGGTTAGGCCAAGCATGATGGGGTCAGTCAAATGATCACGGTGCCAGCGTTTCTCGGAACCATCGCAGTTCGTGATGTCACCCTCGTGCGCGGTCGTGAGCTTGACCGGACAGAGACGTGCATGCAACAGGGGATCGCGAATTGCTGCGCCCGTCGCCACCTCATGGACACGCTGCTCAACCTCCGCAGGAGTGCGACCACAACCCACCCAGGCAAAATGCGCCTTAAGGTGTTCCATGATCGCAAGGGTAAAACAGCCGAGCGGAGCGTTGTGGTCTCCGTCGCAGTTAACAATCTGTCGTGGTTTATACCCGGCCTCCACCTTCATGAAACCGCGCATCACGCGGCGGTCCTCTTCTGGTGTAACGAACGTGTGTAAACGATCAACAGTATTGCGCTGCGCCGGACGCGTCCAACGCTCCGCCAGCTCCCAAATCTCCAACGGGTGCACAACCCCCCGACAATCTCCGAGCACCATGCGGACAAACTCGGCGGCCAGCCCCGACAAGTCCTGTTTAAACGTGTGACGTCGGAACTTATCCTGGGTCATACGAACACGAACCTGATGGGCGGTCGCCGCGTTTGCCGCACAGCGGGCGGGCACGGGGGTGGGCAGTGTGACTAGAGGGGGTGCGAAAGCAATTGCAACTTCATTCCCGGTCGGGGTATCAGCGGGCCCAGCGCTGTGGTCGCAGACATAATGCTGTGGAGCAAGGACCTGTTCGAAATGTACACCGCCAGTAGGCATGATCACACCCCCACCATTGGGCATCCAACCGGCCCGCAATAAAGCGAACACGATCGGGGCCCAGGGGATACGACCCATCTTACTTGCAGTGACCTGCGAAACAGACATCCACCGCTCAACATCAACAGGATGTTTGAGACCAAGAGCGCGGGCCTTCTCAGCCCAACCAATATATTCCAGCCGTGAGACCTCAAGGGATTCAAAAGTGCCCGGGCACCCGATCGAAACCGTGCTGCCGCCGTAATCCACAACAGGATAATACTTGTCGGTTTCCGGCACATACACGTTACAATCAAGGCGTCGTAGCGTCCTCCGCGGTACGGTGGTCCAGTAAGGAAAAGCAACACAGGAAATAGGAAACATACCAATAATGCGGCGTCCCGACGGGCAGGCACGTTGTTCAACAAGATACGTTAAACAATTGCCCCACCAGTCGATCACGGACACATTATCAAGGTTGTAATCCCACAGGGGATGTTGGTAGGAGGCGCCGCCGTTAACACGCAAGGACAACAAAGTGCCCTTGTGTGAAGCGCGCCCTGCCACATCAACATAATCACCCTGGACCAATTCCCAGCTACTATTATTACCGACCCCCGCTGCACACGGCGGTACCAAAGTGTATAACAGTATCGGCCGTCCGAAACACAACCACGAATTCATGTCAGTGTAATAGTC